ATGGAGGGGGTGGCGACGGAGGCGGAAGTGGCGGCGGCGGTGGTGGTGGTGGTGGCGGATAGCCAGAACGCAACAAACGCATTGAACCTACAAGAGAGCACGATGGACATGCAGGACACCTCAACGCTGCCGGGCGGCGGTGAATCGCACCAGGCGATGACGGACTCGATCAAGGCCATGACGGCAGTCATCGCGGCGATGCAGCGGCGAGAGCAAACCCTTGAGGATCTCGTACGTCATCAAATGCAGCTTCTACAGGTGGCAGTGAACAGCGCCGATCGACGCGTCACCCGGGTGGTGGAGAGCGCGCTTCCCCGGCTAACGCAGTTGAGCAACCAGGCATTGACGCAAACGCTGGAACCGGGGGCCGAGCGATTCAACAAGAAGATGGTCCAAGCGGAAAGGACGCTTGAGCAGGCGACGGCGCGCTATGCACGGGCGCAGCAATCGCTGGAAGCCACCGTCACCCGGCGCAGCTGGGCCGGCCTCGCCGCGCTGTTGGTCGGCACGCTCCTGTGCCTGGCTGCAGTCGGCTACGCCGTCCAGGGCGCCAGGCCAGTGCTGGCAGAAGCTTCGCAGCGCCGCGCGGAGATCGCCTTTCTGGACCGTGTGGCACGCGCGGACCTGTTTCCCTGCGGCGAGGACAGGCTCTGCGTCACGCTTGACAAGGCAGGGCCGCGCTACGGCAAGCGCGGGCAGTATCGCGTTGTGGCCTTGCGCCAACCACCCGCACAATGAAAGCCGAACCGCCACGCAGGCAGCTCGGCTTCATGACCTACAGGGCGGTCAGCCGATCGCGCGTGACCGCTGCGTACTGATCGGTCATCTCGATGCCGACAGCCTGAAAGCCCTCCAGCTGGGCAGCGACCAACGTGGTACCGGATCCGGCGAACGGATCCAGCACGCGCCCGCCTGACTCGCAGATCCGCACCAGCTGCCGCATCAATTCGGTGGGCTTACCGGTCAGGTGATGCTTGTCGGCCTTGCGCACCGACTCACGGATGACGCCGGGCAACACGGGTGCGCGGCGATCCAGCGGCATGTTGCCCTTGCTGCCCCATACGATGTATTCGGCCTGGTTGCGGAAGCGGCCCAGCTGCGGCCGCACGCCTTCGGTCTTGTCCCAGACGGTGATGCCGCGCCAGGTGAAGCCCGCGATCTGCAGCGCGTCGGTGGTTAACGGCAGCTGCCGCCAGTCGGTGAACAGCAGCACCGGCGCGCCTTCCTTGAGTACGCGCGCGCACTCGGACAACCACAGGTGCATCCACTTCAGATGCGAGCGTTGGTCGCGTTCGTCGCCAACGAAGTCGGCATGTCCGCCATCCCGGCAGTACTTGGTCGACGGCGGCCGTGCCCGGGCAGCAGCGGTCAGACCGCCACTCGCATACGGCGGATCAGTGATCAGTGCGTCGAACGAGTTCGCTTCGAGCGTGGGCAGGATGGTCAGGGCGTCGCCCTGCAGGAGCTGGTTTTTCATGGTGAGAGCCTTCTTGGATTCGCTCGCGGCGATCGGAGGTGAGGCTCTCGGCCTTCAGGTGATTGAGCGTGCCGCAACGCGGGCACTTGATCTGGATTTCATCGAAGGCGCCGGCCTTGCACAGCAGGCGGGCGCATTCGCCACAGCGGAGGTTCTTGAGCATTGCGTGGTCTTGCAGGGGGAAAGGATTACGCAGCCGCTGGCGGCGCGTAGGGGGTGAAGGCGATCACCTCATCGCCCACCCAGTCGTTGATCTTCAGCATGCGCGCCTGCAGCGGTTCCAGCTCGTTGGCGGCCCACACGGCAGCGGCCTCACGGATTGAGCCGAAGCCGCCGGCGTTCTGCGGCACGATGCCCATCAGTTGAGGCGGGATCCGCAGCGCAGCCAGCATGTCGTCGCGGGTGATGCCCTTGATGCCGCTGAACTCATCCTTGGCCGCCACCTCGCTGACCGGGATCAGCTTCAGTCCATCCTTGTTGCCGCCCGGCGAGTACAGGAACAGGTTGCGGAAGTTGCCCGGCCCCTTGGCGCCCTTCATGGCGGTGCGCAGCGCATCCACATCTTCCTGGCTCTGCTGCGGGTCGGTCAGGTACAGGATGAAGCCGGCATGCGAGCCGTTGTTGTAATACTTGCGGCGGAACAGCGTGGCCGACTCGTTGAGCAGCGCCGACTGCATCGCCGGCATCCACTCGGGCAGGCCGTAGAGCTCCTGATCGACATCGGCTTCGCGCAGCTGGAACACGCTGCCCGGCTCGAACACGTGCTCGTCGTGCCAGGTGCGGACCTGGAAGTACTCGCCCTCGGCAACGCCGCGCCGCACATACTTGGACAGTGGCGCAACCAGCGACAACGGGCCGCCCAGGCGATTGCGGCGGCGCTCAAGGTAGCCATTGCCCAGGGTGATCCAGTCCAGCGCCAGCTGCTCGAAGGCCTCCCGCGTCAGCAGCCGGTGCGGCTTGAAGGTGCGCGCCAGCATGTTGCGCTTGAAGATCAGCCCAGACTGCAGGAACGGATTGCTGCGTGTGGTCTTGGACAGGCCGTCCAGCGCCACCGGCGGCTCGTACCAGCGCCCGTTCTGCCAGCACTCCAGATAGTCCAGCACGCCGCGCCCATCAAGCACCGGCGTCGGGTCGCCAAAGGTGAAGGCCTCGGCGCGTGCGGGCACGGCAGGCGCTGCAGGCGTGGTGGCGGGCAGCTGGTCGGTCAACATCAAGAGATCTCCATGAAGCCGGAGTTGCGCGCGGTGCGCCCTTCCAGCGGTTCGTTCTGCAGGGCGTGGAATAGCGCCCACGCCAGGTCCGCGTGGCCGGTCTCTTCCGAGCGACCCGCGGTGAAGGTGGATTGCCGGCCGCTGGCCGTCATGGTCTTGCGGATGGCCATCAACGACTGCGCCACGTCGATCCAGCCGGCATCGAACTCCAGCCGGCCGTTGTGGATCACGTCGAACGCCTTGAGCACCAGGCGGGTTTTGACCTCGGGCGAGTAGCTGAAGGTGACCAGATTCGGGAAGAACTGCTTCACCAACTGCGCCACGCCGCTGCCCATGCCGGTGGTGTCGATGCCGATGTAGGTCACCCAGTAGCGGCGCGTGATGCGCTCGATCTCGGCCGCCTGCTTGGCAAAATCCATGCCCCGAAACTGGATCCGCTCCAGCAGACGGAACTTGCCGCCCGGCTGCTGCGGAGGCGCCACCACGACCAGGCCGGCGGTGTCGCCGGTCTCGGCCGGGTCATAACCGATCCACACCGCGCGATCGCCGTAGGGGCGCAGGGCGAAGGGCTTGTAGTCCTGGCCCCACTCGACCCAGCTGTCGACCATGCACGGCTGCAGCATCGCCAGCGGGAAGATGCTGGCACCGTCATCGACGAAGTCGCACATCAACAGGTTGGCGAAGGCGTCCGGGCTGTATTCCTCGCGCAGCTCGTCGATGTCGAACAGGTCGCAGCCCCGCCGCTGGGCGTCGAGGATGTTGACGATCTGACGCCACGCCCGGTCCTGGCAGCGGCGGCCACCGGCCAGCGCCTCGTGCGAGACATCGATCTGGATGCGCTGGGCAGCCGGCTTGCCCTTGTTGCGGCGCTCGCCGGTCCAGAAGGTGTAGGCCTCGTGCGCCATGCTCGACGGCGTGCTGAAGTAGGTCTTGCGCCACTTCTTGTGCATCGCCATGCCGCTGGCGACCTTGTTCAACTCATTGAATCCGTAGGTCCAGAAGAATTCGTCGAAGTAGAAATTGCCGTGGTAGCCCTGCGCGGTGCGCGCATTGGTGCCCAGGAAGAACAACTCGGCGCCGTTGGGGAACACGATGGTGTCGCCGCCGGACAGTGTCTCGTCGATCGTCTCGCGCACGAACTGCTGCATGTAGCCGCGGAACAGGTGCGCCTGCGCCTTGGAGGCGCTGAGGAAGATCTGATTGCGCCCGGTGGTGAGCGCATCGATTAGCGCCTCGCGGGCGAAGTAGTACGTGGCACCGATCTGGCGCGACTTCAGGATGATGCGTGTGCGCTCGTTGCCGGCCCGGTACCAATCGCGCTGATAGTCGAAGCAACCGTCGACGAATGCCGTGGTGAGCTGCTCGACCTGCTCTTCGGTGAACTCGTTGCGCTTGGGCTTCTTTTTGGGCGCAGCGTTGCGGTTCGCCACGGCCGGATTCAAGTCGGCTTCGTTGCCGCCGCCCTGGTAGCGCTGGATGCGCGCCTGGCGCTCCAGCTGCCGGTGCAGCAGATCAATTTCCTTGAAGTCGCCGCCGGATTTTTCCGGCTTCATGATCAGTACGACCAGGCGTGCTTCCAGTGCTCCGCCGATGCGCTCGACGTTATCTGCGCGATCCCACTCGTCACGCGACTTCCAGCTGTGTACAGTCTTCTCGTTCTCGCCGATGGCCTGCGCAATTTCAGTCACGCGCCACCCCATCCAGTACAGGAATTTCGCCTGCCTGCGGGTGTCCATCGGGAGTTGAGTGGCGACGCTGCTCATGCAATCAGAGTGACGCGCGCGATCTATTCCCGACAGCTGCGGGACGCGTAACGCCCTGAATTACAGGCCTTTTGCGTTGCTGCGTCTTGCGCAGCGTTTGACCATGCACTCATCGCATCGCAAACGCATCCAGCGCAGAGGACCCGCATGTCGGCAAAGGCCAAGAAGTTCCGTTCCAACTGGTTCCGCGTGGCCGTCGAAGGCGCCACCACCGATGGCCGCACGATTCAGCGCAGCTGGATCGACGACATGGCCGCAACCTACAACCGCGAGACCTACAGCGCCCGCATCTGGATCGAGCACATGCGCAGCCTGCTGCCGGACTCGCCGTTCCGCGCGTATGGCGATGTCATCGCCGTGAAGGCCGAAGAGGTCGAGATCGACGGCACCAAGCGCTTGGCGCTGTTCGCCCAGATCGAGCCGACCTCCGACCTGATCACCATCAACAAGGCCAAGCAGAAGCTCTACACCAGCATCGAGGTGCAGGAGAAGTTCGCCAACACCGGCAGGGCGTATCTCGTTGGCCTGGCCGTGACCGACTCGCCGGCCAGCCTGGGCACCTCGATGCTCAGTTTCGCCAGCCAGAACCCCGAGGCCAACCCGCTGGCCGATCGCAAGCAGTCACCCGGCAACCTGTTCACCGTCGCCGAGGAAACCGCGCTGGAGTTCAGCGAGGTCAGCGACGGGCCGGTGGCCGGCCTGCTGAGCCGGATCCGCGCCGCCCTCAAGAGCGAGGACGCCACCAGCATCACCGCCGAGCAGTTTGCAGACCTCGGCCAAGGCATCGAAGAGATCGCCGAGCACGTGCGCGTCCAGGACGAGCGCTTCAACCGCCTGCAGGCCGAGCACGCGCGGCTGGCGAACGACCTTGCGCAGTTGCGCGAGTCGCTCTCGCAACAGCCTGACCCCGCGCAGCCCGCACGCCCGGTGGTCACCGGTGGCGGCGCCGCCGTGCTGACCGACTGCTGATCCCACACACCACACACGCCGCCAGCGCCCCACCTTCGGAGCCACCATGCAAAACGCCACCCGCCTGCAGTTCAATCAGTTCGCCGAGCAGATCGCCCAGCTCAACGGCGTCGCCTCGCCATTCCACTCCTTCGCTGTCGATCCGACCGTGCAGCAGAAGCTGGAATCGCGTATGCAGGAATCGAGCGAGTTCCTGTCCAAGATCAACATCATCCCGGTGGACGAGCTGTCCGGGCAGAAGGTGGGCATCGGCGTTACCGGCAGCATCGCCAGCCGCACCGACACCGGCGCCGGCAAGACCCGCACCCCGCGCAATGTCGCCGCGCTCGACAAGAACGAGTACGTCGCCAAGAAGACCGACTTCGACACCGCCATCCACTATGCGCTGCTCGATACCTGGGCCAAGTTCCCGGACTTCCAGACGCGCCTGCGCGATGCCATCGTCAAGCGCCAGGCGTTGGACCGCCTGCAGATCGGCTTCAACGGCACACACGCCGCTGCCGATACCGACCGCGCCGCGTTCCCGCTACTGGAAGACGTCAACATTGGTTGGCTGCAGCAGTACCGCAACAACGCTGCGCAGCGCGTGCTTGCGAGCGGCAAGGCCGCCGGCAAGGTGGTCATCGGCGGCGCCGCTGCTGGCGCTGACTACGGCAACCTCGACGCGCTGGTGTTCGACGTGGTGAGCAACCTGCTCGATCCGTGGCACCGCAAAGACCCGAGCCTGGTCGTGGTGCTGGGCCGCGACCTGATGCACGACAAGTATTTCCCGATGGTCAACAAGGAACAGCCGGCGAGCGAGAAGATCGCCACCGACCTGATCTTGAGCCAGCGCCGCGTCGGCGGCCTGCAAGTCGCCGAGGTGCCGTACCTGCCGGACGGCGCGCTGATGGTGACCTCGCTGGCGAACCTGTCGATCTACTACCAGACCGGCGGCCGTCGCCGTTACATCAAGGAAGCGCCGGAGCGCGATCGCATCGAGAACTACGAGTCCTCCAACGATGCCTATGTGGTCGAAGACTACGGCCTGGGCTGTGTGGTGGAGAACATCGAGATCGAGGCCTAAGCCATGGCTGACAGTCCCGCCAAGCGTCACCACAGCCGCGTGCTTGCCGAACTGGAAGCGGCCCAACGCGCACCGCACCAGCTCATGGCCGGCGCCACCGCCTACGAACAGCACATGGCGCAGCTGCAAAGCGATCGCCTGCGCCTGAAGCAGATCCAGTCCGACCAGGGCAAGGCCGCGCTCAAGGTGCAACTGCTGCCCGGCTACGCGCCGTATCTGGCCGGCGTGCTGGCCGGTGGCCAGGGCGCACAGGACGAGATCGTCACCACGTGCATGGTGTGGCGGATCGATGCCGGCGACTATGCCGGCGCGCTGGAGCTGGGCGCCTATGTGCTCAAGCACGGCCTGCAGATGCCGGACCGCTTCACCCGCACCGTGGGCTGCGTACTGGCCGAAGAGATCGCCGAGGCCGCGCTGTCGGCGCAGAAGACCGGCCAGGCGTTCGATGCGGCCGTGCTGGCTGATACCGCCACGCTGACGGCCGAGCAGGACATGCCCGACGAGGTGCGCGCCAAGCTGCACCTGGCACTGGCCCGGGCGCGCCTGGCGGGCATCGCCGACGAGACGCCCGCCGACCAGGCGCAGCCGATCGTCGCCGCCGCTGTCGCCGATCTGCAGCGCGCCATCGCACTGCACGGCAGCTGCGGCGGCAAGAAGGATCTGGAGCGCGCCGAGCGGCTCCTGAAGAAGTTCAGCGCTGAGCCTGCGGGCACCAGCGCATAACCGAGCGTCCCCGCGACCCTCGCCGGCTCGGGGCCGATCCACAGCACTCCATCGCTGCGGTGACGCCCCGACCACCGGCGATCTATTCCGAGCCATCCATGAGCGGATTCACTGCCACCGGCACCACCAGCGCCGCGCCTGATGCGATCGCCAATGCGCCGTTCTGGCCGGCGATCGCACCGGCCGGGGTGCGGGCGAGCATGCGTCTGGATGGCACAGTCACCGACGCCCGGCTGCGCCACGCGATCGTCGCCGCCATGCTGGCGGTCAACGATGAGCTGCAGGCTTGGGCGGATATGCACCAGGCGGCTGGGTACGCGGCGTTGAGCGATGTGCCCAGCACCACCGTCGACGGCGTCTCGCGCCGGGTGCAGCTGTACTTGCGCGCGGTCGCCTGCGCCACCGCCGTCGAGGTGGCCGAGCGCTACCGCAGCTTCGACGCCACCGACAGCGCCAACCAGCGCGCTGACGACCTGTCGCCCAGCATCACCGAGCTGCGCCGCGATCAGCGCTGGGCCGTGCGCGACCTGCAGAACCTGCCGCGCAGCACCGTGGAGCTCATCTGATGCGCGTGCACGCCGTGCAAGGCGACACCGTCGACCTGCTGTGCTGGCGCCATCTGGGCAGCACGGCCGGTCTGGTCGAGCGCACCTACCTCCTCAATCCCGGCCTGGCCGAACTGGGCGCCGTGCTGCCGCACGGCACCCCAGTGGAGTTGCCCGAGGTAACCACCACTACGGCGGCAATGACGCCGCTCGTGCAGCTATGGGACTGACCTGATGACCGAACCCACCTCCGTATCGAGCGGCTTTTTGATCGCCACCGGTGTGGGCCTGGCCTCCGTGCTGCCTGGCATCGACGGCGATGCGTTGATCGGCGCCTTCGCCGGCGGCGCGCTGTTCGTGGTGTCTGCCGCCAAGCAACCGCTGTTGGCGCGGCTGATCTATTTCCCGGTGAGCGTGATCGCCGGCTACCAGCTGGCGCCGGAGCTCCTGCGCTGGCTGCCAATCAAGTCCAGCGGCGTGGCCGCCTTCGCCAGCGCGGCGTGCGCCATCACCGTCACGCTGGGCCTGATCGAAAAGAGCAAGTCGTTCGACTTTTCCTTCCTACGTCGTGGAGGTCCGCCCAGTGCATAGCCTGGTCACCGTCCTGACGTTGATGGCCTCGCTGGCCATCTGCGTCCGCCTGCTCACCTACCACCGCCCGTCCGATGCCCGGCATCGCCGCGGCGCTGGCTGGTGCGCGTGGCTACTGATCGCCAGCACCGGCGGCCAGGCGCTGCACATCCTGCTGGCCGGCGCCGGCTCCCACGTCAGCCCGTGGCACCTGGGCACGTTGACCGTGCTGGCAGTGCTCACCTACCGCGCCCAGGGCAATGTGGCGCGCATCCTGAAGGTCGATTGATGTTCACCGATACCCAACTCGCCTCGATCATGCAGTGCCCGGCACAGCGCGCCCAGCGCTGGCACGGCCCGCTGCTCGCCGCCGCCAACCGCTTCGGCATCACCACCAAACGTCGCGCCGCGCATTGGCTCGGCCAGGTCGGCCACGAAAGCCTGAGCCTGTCCCGCATGGAAGAAGGCTTGCACTACACCACCAGCGCTCGGTTGCTGGAAGTCTTCGGCTCCCGCATCACGCCGGCACAAGCGCCGCAGTTCCTGCGCAATCCGGTCGGCCTAGCCAACTTCGTCTACGCCGACCGCCTGGGCAACGGCGACGCCGCCAGCGGCGACGGCCACCGCTACCGGGGCCGTGGCCCGATGCAGCACACCTTCCGTGGCAACTACCGCCGTATCGGTGAGCTGATCGGCCTGCCCGTCGAAGAGCAACCGGATCTGCTGCTGCAGGTGGAGCCGAGCGCACTGGCTGCGGCGGCGTACTGGCACGACAACGGCCTCAACACGCTGGCCGATGCAGGCGACGTGCTGGGCCTGGGCCGCAAGATCAACCTGGGCAACGTGCGCACCAAGCGCTTGCCCGAAGGCCACAGCGACCGCGTCACGCGCACCAAGCGCGCCCTGCAGATCCTGGGCGTGAGCTGATGATCACGCGCCTGATCATCCTGCTGGCGCTGATTGCGATACTCGTCGGTGGCTGCGTGTGGCAGGAGCGGCGCGTCAGCGCCGCGCAGGCAGAACGCGATGGCGCGCTGCAGGCCAAGCGCCGGGCCGAGGCAGAACGCGACAGCGCCAAGACCTCCACCACCGTCGTCACCCAGTACGTCGATCGCGTGCAAGTCGTGCGCGAAGCAGGCGCCACCATCACCCGCGAGATCCCGATCTATGTCACCCAGAAAGCCGATGCTGCTTGCGCTATCCCTGCTGGCTTTGTGCGGCTGCACGACGCCGCCGCCACGGGCAACCCTGCCGGGCCGCCCACCGGAGATCCTGATGCGCCGGCCGCCGGCATTACGCTCTCTGCCGTCGCCGGCACTGTCGCCGACAACTACACCAGCTGCCACGCCACCGCCGCGCAGCTGAGCGCGCTGCAAGACTGGGTCAACCTACATGCGGCCGAGCCGGCGCCATGATCAAACCCGCCAGCCTGCGTGCGCATCTGGTCGCGGCATTGCCGGATCTGGCACGCGATGCCGACCGGCTGCTGGTATTCATCGACGCCGGCAGCCTGGTCAGCACGTTCCAGCCAGGGCTGTCGTTCGAGTATCAGTACACGCTCAATCTGATCCTGACCGACTTTGCCGGCCACCCGGACAGCGTGATGCTGCCGTTGCTGGAGTGGGTGCAGGTCAACCAGTCCGAATTGCTGTCCAATCCGGCGCGACGCGGCGAGATTGCCTTCGAGGCGGACATCCTCGCCAACGATGCTGTGGACCTATCGATCAAGTTGCCGCTGACCGAGCGCGTCGTGGTGACCGCGAAGGATGGAGGCGGCTACGACATGACCCATGCGCCTGAGCCGCAGATCGATCCGTCATGGATGAGCTGACTGCCCTGGAGGACTGGGCCGCGCCCTTGCTGGCGCGTCTGCAGGAAGGCGAGCGCCGCAAGCTCGCGCGCAGGATTGGCACCGCCCTGCGGCGATCGCAGAGCCAGCGCATTGGTCGACAACAGGCACCTGACGGGACACCCTACGCACCGCGCAAGGAGCCGCTGCGCGACAAGGCTGGCAGAGTCAAACGCAAGAAGATGTTTGCCAAGCTGCGGCAAGCCAAGTTCCTCAAGGTGAGCGCCAGCCCCAACGAGGTCAGCGTGGGATTCATGGGCCGCGTGTCACGCATTGCGCGAGTGCATCAAGATGGCCTAAGTGAACAGGTGCGGCGAGGCGGTCCCGTGGCACGATACGAGAGACGTGTGCTGTTGGGGCTCTCCGAACAAGATCGGCAACTCATCCACGACCAACTCTTGAGCCATTTAGGCTAGAACGAGTTCGTAGAGACGCTATGAGAGCGTCCCCAATCAGGTACGCCCATTGAGGGCGCTCCCGCGGAGTGCTACGGTGGCATCGCGTTATTACTTGTCGAGAGCAGGCGACGTGTCGATACATTGTTCCGATACAACAACAGCCGCTTTTCATCACCGCGCGATTCAAACGTCAGCCCATTAGAGGGGTATCAGATGTATTGTCGAGGTACAGCTACAAGACAAGAGATCGTCAAAAACTACGAAGTCCAGCCCGTCGCACACGTACAACTACTGGCGGGGCAGATCAAGAAAAGCTGCACTGGAGACGAACTCACCAAGGCCTACTACTGTTTTTACTACAAGTCCCGCCAAGACTCCGATACTGGAATCATTACTTGCGGCGAACATGCAGCGGAGCATTTCCTGCAACTTATCGGTCACGCAGGGCTGCCTTTATTCAATCCGTTGGTCTCACAAGGCGGAGCTGGAGGCACAAGCACCAACGGGACACCACAGGGCCCACAGAAAAAATGGGATGTTGCGGCCAAGCAACTACACGACTCGATTAATCTTTTGGTTGTGTGCTGGTCATCCCCGCCAGGCCCACCGCTTTTCGACATCAAAAGTAAGCTGGAGAGGTACTCGGACAGGCCTCCGCTGTCCTACCAAGTAAAGGCGATCAACACGATCATAGGTAAGGATGCAAAAAAAAGAACCATGGCCCAGATGGTTAGCGAGCTCGCCAAAGAAAATTCCTTGAAGCCTTACAGCTTCAGTCATCTTGATGCGATTCTTGCGACAGAGGGTGTGGCTTCCAATTTCACCTAGTCGCCGCCATGTTGGGCTCATCGATCAATTACTCTTGATCAACTCACTTGGCAGTCATAGCGGCAGCTCTTGGATATAAGGTGCACTCGCATGGCCGAACAGTACTTGTACCTGCTTCTCAACAAAGAAGCGACCGCCTTTAAGATTGGCGTGGCATTTCAACCGCTGACCCGGGGAGCGCAGCTTCCCCAGTCCATCGACTCGGAGAAGAGCCTTCAAATACCGATGGCGGGCGGGTCGGCCATCAAGGTCGAAAAAGTACTGCATTACCTCTTTCAAAGCCAGTCCTTCGAGATGCCCCGCGGCGATGGCTATACAGAGTGGTTTGTCATGGACGCGCTTGGCGATGTACTCAAATTTATCGACGAGCAGAAAGATCGCCTTGGGATTGGCGTGCCGGAACCAATTCCGCCGAAGGTCTATGCGCCACGACAGCCTAAGCTGCAGGACTTGAGTCTTCTAGAACGCCGCAGGATGCGAAAGGAGGCACAAGAGCAACGCTATCTCACGCACAGAGAAGCAGCGATGGTGAACAACCTCAAGGCAGTCGAGAGCCTGACGCTGTTGACAGAGGAATGGACCAGGCAATCAGCAGTCATCGGCACCTTGATCGGCGACGCTTACAACAGCTCAACCGCCCACGTATATCTGAAAGACGCCTCCGACGAGCTCTTGGACGGAATCCGCTGGCTCATGCCAAGCAGCCTGGTCATATGCGGCCCCAAATCATCCGGCAGCTTCAGTATATTCAGTAGCACGTACCATGATGCAGCCGTGGCCACGGAAGTGACCATGCCAGCTAGCCTCTTGGTGAAAGACCAAAGAACAGACGAAGATGTTCCAGGGATAGATGAACTCAGGACCGCCTTAAACAGACATCTGACACCGGCAGCTGGTGAGAAGAAAATTTCGTTACTGCGCCTTAAAGGGCAGCTGGATAACAGCCGCCAACGCTTCCACGACGAATTTTGGACGCATTGGCGGGAGAACTCCGGCGGGATCTTTTAATTCGGTCCGACGCGGCCAGGGATCTTCCTGGCATTCGAAGCTGTAGCGGGAAGCAGCACAGCGCACTTGAATTGGCTTTACGGCGGGAACCGCCGAACGTAGTCGGAAACTCCTTCTGCGTTCGGCAATGGCTTCCTTCACTGCTGTAGACCTGTCCAAACTTAAAGCGCCTGACCTGATCGAAGCACTGGACTTCGAGACGATCTTTGCCGAGGCGTTGGCCCAGTTCCGACGCCTGATGCCTGAGTTCTCAGCGCTCACGGAGGCCGACCCGGTCTACAAGCTCCTGCAGCTATTCGCTGCACGCGAGCTGCTGCTGCGCCAGCGTGCCAACGACAAGGCCCAGCAGACCATGCTGGCCTTCGCCACCGGCGCCAACCTCGACCACCTGGGCGCGCTGTTCGGTGTCGCGCGCCTGGTACTCGATCCTGGCCAGCCGGATGTCGGTATCCCGCCGGCCCACGAGTCGGACGTGGACTTCCGCCGCCGCATCCAACTAGCGCCGGAGGGCTTCAGCGTAGCCGGCCCCGAGGGCGCCTACATCTATCACGCGCTCAGCGCGGCGGCCGATGTCATGGACGCCAGTGCCACCAGCCCTGCGCCTGGGCAGGTGCTGGTCACCGTGCAATCGCGCAAGGGCGATGGCACCGCACCGCAAGAGCTGCTTGATGAGGTGACCGCCGTCCTTACCGATGCCAATGTGCGTCCCTTGACCGACGAGGTGGCTGTGCAAAGCGCGCAGATCGTCCTGTACGCCATTCGCGGGCGCGTCTACACCTACGCCGGCCCAGATTCGGCGGTGGTCATGCGCGAAGCGCTGCGCAGCCTGCTGGCCTATCTCGCAGAGGCACACCGCATCGGCCGCGACGTGCCCGAGTCCGCGATCAAGGCCAAGTTATTCGTCGATGGCGTGCAGCGTGTTGAGCTGGACTCGCCGGCTGCCGACGTCCGGATCAGCCGCACGCAGGCTGCGTACTGCATCTCGATCGACATCGTGCACGCCGGCATCGATGAGTAGTTCACCGCTACCGCCAAATGCCACGCCGATGGAGCGTGCCCTGGCCGCCGTCACCGGGCGCCTGGCGGCAATCCCGTTGCCGTATCCGGACCTGTGGAACCCGGACACGTGCCCGGCGAGCCATTTGCCGTGGCTGGCCTGGACGCTCTCGGTCGATGACTGGAAGGCCGACTGGAGCGATGCGGTCAAGCGCTCGCGCCTGCGCAGCGCCATGGCGATCCAGCGCCGCAAGGGCACCGCCAACAGCGTGCGGATGGTGGTCGAGTCCTTCGGCGGCGCGGTGGCCATCCGCGAGTGGTGGCAACAAGAGCCGCGTGGCGAGCCGCACACCTTCGAGTTGGCATTGACCCTCACCGGCGCCGATGGGCGAAGCGCCAGCGCCCGGTTCGTTGAGGAAGTCATTGCCGAAGTCGAGCGCACCAAGCCCGTGCGGGCGCATTTCAGCTTCACCCAAGGATTTCAGGCCGAGGCCCGACTCAACGTCGTGGCACGCGGCAGAGCCACCGTCTTCGTTCGCCTGCAGGGCGATGCGAGCTAGAGAGCATAGATGCCAGGACTCAAAATCAAGATCACCGCCGCCGGCCGCCAGGCGCTGGTCAACGCCGACCAAACCGGCACCCGCGCGGTCACCATTGCTGCGGTGGGGCTGGCTAGCGCCCCATTCGCGGCTCAGGTCGACCTCATCGCGCTGCCTTCCGAGATCAAGCGCCTGACCACAATCGGGGGCTTGGTCACAGCCAAGGACACGATTCACGTCTCGGTGCGCGACGAATCGAGTACCGCTTACAGCTGTTACGGCTTCGGCCTGTACCTGGCCGACGGCACGCTGTTCGCCGCGTACGGCCAGCCCGCATTGATGGTGGAGAAGTCCGGCGCCGCCTCGGTGCTGCTGGCGATCGACGTGGTGCTGGCCGACGTGGATACCGCCCAGATCACATTTGGCGATACCAACTTCACTGACCCGGCGGCGACCGTCGACGTACCGGGCGTGGTGCGCCTGGCTACCGACGCCCAGGCCATCGCAGGCATCGACAGGGAGCGGGCGGTGTCGCCGGCCAACTTGCTTGCGTCACTGGACCAGCGCCTGGGCGAAATGGGGCCGACCGAATTCATCAAGGGACTGTTGTCGCGTGCCAATGCGGCGGCCGCGCGCAGTGTTTTGGGAATTCGCTCCGCTGCGTTGAACGACGCCGGCCACGGCAATGGCCTGGATGCGGATACCCTGGATGGGCGCCAGGGTGAGTGGTATCGCGACTTCCGTAACATGCTCAACGTGCCGCAATCGTTCCTACTACCGGGCCAGATCGTGGTCATGGCCTCGCTGTATCCGCCGAGCGGCTTACTGGTCTGCGATGGGGCGGCAATCTCACGCACCAGATATGCGGCCCTGTTTGCCGCCATCGGTACCGTCTACGGCGCAGGCGACGGCAGCACCACCTTCAACGTGCCCAAGATCAAAGACGGCACCGTCATTACCCACACCAGCGTCGCTGCCTCGGTGGGATCGTATGGTGCAGGCCAGGTCATTTCCCATGCCCACGGCGCCAGCGCGGCGGCCGTGGGCGACCACGCGCACTACATCGCGCTGTACGGCGCTGGAAATCACTCCCACGGCGCGAGCGCGAGCGCCTCCGGTGACCATTTCCACGGCGCGTGGACCGACACCCAGGGCTGGCATGGGCACAGCGGCAGCACCAGCGCCTCTGGCGACCACCAACATCCGGGCGTAATTCCGTCAGGCGCCGTGAACGGATACGGCGTGTTCCGCGAACGCGACAACGATGCGGCGCCTTCGGACGGTTGGACCGGCGCTGCCGGTAACCATGCCCACTCGTTCGGAACGGATGGCGCAGGCAACCATGCCCACAACATAGGCATGAACGGCGCGGGCAACCACAGCCACAGCATTGGCATCGGCGAAGGAGGCAATCACGCCCATGATGTTGACCATCGCGGTGCCGGCGCCCACAACCACGCAATCACCGTCAACGCCGCCGGTGGCGCGGACAACCTGCCGGCCGGTCTACGCATGACCTACTGCATCGCCTACTGAGATTGACTATGACCAATACCCTCCCGCCCACCAGCACCGCCTACGCCTTCGACGCCACCACCGGCGAATTCATTGGCCCGGTGACCGTCTACCTCTCCGAAATGGAGGGACGCTACCCACTGCCTCCCAACACGGTAGCCATTGCGCCAGCTCCGACTGCAGCTCTGTATCAGCGGCACCGTCTGTCGACAGCGACCGGAAGCTGGGAGGTGGTCCCAGACTATCGCGGCGTCATGCTCTACAGCACCGACACCGCCGCACCCGTCGCCAACACGCTGGCATTGGGTGATGCGTTGCCACAGAGCTGCACCACCTCGCAGCCGATCGCCTTTCTTCCCAGCGACTTCCGCCGTAACGTATGGGACGATGCACGCGCCAGCTGGCGCGCAGATCCCGATTACAGTGCGACCCTGGTCTGGGAGAAGGCCACCGGCGCGATCGCACCACGCCTGGCCGCCGGCATCGCATTGCCCGGGCAGCTGACCACCGTTGCACCGCCCATGACGGTTGACGGGACGTTGCAATGGGACGAAGCAGCGCAGAGTTGGATCGTGCAGCCACGCGCGTCCGACGTTGCCGAAATGTAGCCCCAAGCGGTACGTCTCATCTGTCGTGCCTAGAGCCGTGCAGCCGCCCACCATGGCTGCATGGGCAACGCATCTTCCGCATTGAGTAATGCCATTCGCCTCGGCGCCGTCGCCGAGGTGAATCTGGCCCACGCGCGATGCCGCGTGCAGGTCGGCGAGATGCTGACCGACTATCTGCCCTGGGTCGTCACGCTCGCCGGCACCACCATCATCTGGTCGGCGCCGGCAATCGGCGAACAAGTCGTGGTGCTGTCGCCGGCCGGCGACCTGGCCGATGGGCTGGTGCTACGCGGCCTGTACTCCGACCAATTCGCAGCGCCTGCTGCATCCGACACGCTGCACGTGCTGCGCTTTGCCGATGGCGCGCAGATCCACTACAACACCGATGCGCACGTGCTGCAGGCCACGCTGCCCAGCGGCGGCACGGCGACCATCACGGCCGATGGCGGCATCACGCTCAACGGGCCGCTGACCGTCAACGGCGAGACGACGCTCAACGGTGATGCCATGATCGCCGGCACTGCGACTGCGACCACCGATGTCGTAGGCGGCGGGATCAGCCTCAAGAACCACAAGACCACCGGCGTGACCGCCGGCAGCGCACTCAGTGGCGGCCCGCAGTGATCGGCGTCGATGCCACCACCGGCCGCGTGATCCAGGGCGAGCAACACCTCGCCCAGTCGATCGCCTGCATCCTCACCACGCCCATCGGCACGCGCGAGCAACGCCGCGACTTCGGCTCGCTGCTGCCCGAACTGATTGACCAACCCTTCAACGGCGCCACGCGCACGCTGCTCTACGGCGCGACCGCGACCGCCTTGATGCGCTGGGAGCCGCGTCTGCGCCTGACGCGCGTCGATCTGGTCGTCGGCGAAGTACCCGGCAGCTTCGTGCTGACCCTTGAGGGCGACCGCACCGACGTCGCCCCCGCCAATGCGCGCTCGCGCCTGACCATCCCGCTCCGCTTCCGCACGTCCTGATTGAGGAATCCATGTCCACTGCCTACCACCACGGCGTTCGCGTCATCGAAGTCAGCGCCGGCACGCGCACCATCCGCACCGTCTCCACCGCTGTCGTCGGCCTGGTCGCCACGGCCGCCGATGCGGACGCCACCATCTTCCCGCTCAACAAGGCGGTGCTGATCACCGATGTCCTCGGTGCGATCGCCAGCGCCGGCACCCAGGGCACCTTGCGAGCGGCGCTGCAGGGCATTGCCGACCAGACCAACCCGGTGACCATCGTGGTGCGTGTGGCCGAAAACGCGGATGCAGCCAAGACCACCGCAAACGTGATCGGCGAGCCCAAGTCCAACGGTTACACCGGCTTGTATGCGCTGCTCGCCGCGCAGGCGCAGCTGGGCGTGCGTCCGCGCATTCTGGGCGCGCCCGGGCTGGACACGCTGCCGGTCGCAAAGGCGCTGGCCACCATCGCCAAGAAGCTGCGCGCGATGGCCTATGTGCGCCCGGTCGCCGAGACCGTCGCCGAGGCGGTCACCTACCGTGGGCAGTTCAGCGACCGCGAGCTGATGTTGATCTGGCCGGACTTCCTGGCCTTCAATACCGCCACCAGCACCACCACGGCAGCGTATGCCACTGCGCGTGCACTCGGCCTGCGCGCCAAGATCGACACCGAGCAGGGCTGGCACAAGAGCCTGTCCAACGTGCCGGTGGCTGGTGTCACCGGCATCTCGAAGGATGTGCACTGGGATCTGCAGGATCCGGCCACCGATGCCGGCGTCCTCAACGAGGGCGACATCACCACGCTGGTGACGTTCAACGGGCAACGCTTCTGGGGATCGCGCACGTGCGCCGAAGACAGCATGTTTGCGTTCGAGACGGCCACACGTACCGCACAGATCCTGGCCGACACCATCGCCGAGGGTGTGGCGTTCTACGTCGACAAGCCGATGCACCCCTCGTTGGTCAAAGACCTGATCGAAACGATCAACGCCAAGTTCCGCGACCTGAAGTCGTCCGGCTACCTGATCGATGCCAACGCCTGGTACGACGGCACCGTCAACAGCGCCACCACGCTCGCCGACGGCGCGCTGCGCATCGACTACGACTACACCCCGGTACCGCCGCTGGAGAACCTGCAGCTGTACCAGAAGATCACCACCAGCTACCTGGCCGACTTCGCCGAGCGCGTCAACGCCTGACGCACCTGACTCAGATTCCCGGAGAACCCCATGGCGTTACCCAAGAAACTCAAAGCGCTCAACCTGTTCAACGACGGTGAGAGCTATCTCGGCCAAGTGGTCGAAGTGAAGCTGCCCACGCTGTCCCGCAAGATGGAGGAATATCGCGGTGGCGGTATGAATGGCCCGGTCGACATCGACTTCGGTCAGGAGAAGATCGAGCTCGAATGGAAGTGTGGTGGCCTGATGCGCAGCGTGCTGAACCAGTACGGCGCCACCACGCACAACGCCGTGCAGCTGCGCTTTGCCGGCGCCTATCAACGCGATGACAGCGGCGATGTGGATGCGGTGGAAGTGGTCGTGCGTGGCCGTCATAAGGAGATTGATCCGGGTAACGCCAAGCCCGGCGACGACAACGAATTTTCGGTCAAGACCTCGGCCAGCTACTACAAGCTCAGCATCAACGGCGCACCCGTGATCGAGATCGATCTGATGAACATGATCGAGATCGTCAACGGCGTAGACCTGCTCGCCCCGCACCGCCGTGCTATCGGCGCCTGACCCTTCTGGCCTGGCGCCGCCAGGCCTCAGCCCTGAGACCTTCCGATGACCCCGACCTTTTCCCCAGCCATTCCCCTCGACCAGCCGATCGTGCGCGGCGAGCAGACCATCACCGACCTCAAGGTGCGCAAGCCCGGCGCAGGCGAACTGCGTGGCCTCAAGCTCACCGACGTGCTGCAGCTGGATGTCACCGCAATGGCAGCACTGCTGCCGCGCATTTCCTCGCCCACGCTGACCACCGCCGACGTCAATGCGATGGATCCAGCCGACCTGCTCGCGGTCGGCCAGGAGGTGCAGGTTTTTTTCTTGCCGAAGGCGCAGAGGGAAGCGGACTTCCCGACTGCGTAGAGGACGCGATGGCCGACATCGCGGCCATCTTCCACTGGCCGCCATCGGAGATGGACGGCTGGTCGCTACACGAACTCTCGGCGTGGCGCGAGCGTGCCCGCCTGCGAAGCGGAGCCGAATGATGCGCCACCCCAAGAACGAGGCCGCCTAGATGGCGGCCTCCGACAATCTGCGCCTGCAGGTCATCCTGGCCGCTGTCGACCGCGCCACCGGCCCGTTCCGGCGTGTTCTGAGCGGTAGCCGTGGCGTTGCCACTGCACTGCGGAGCCAGCGCGATGCGCTGCGCCAGCTCAACAGCCAGCACCGCGACATCGGCGCCTACCGCGAACAGGTGGCCATGGCACAGCGCGCCAAGGCCGCGCTCGATGCGCAGCGCCAGTCAGTGCGCACGCTCGCCCAGCAGATGAAGACCACCGGCGCGCCCACGGCCGCGATGACGGCCGAGTTCGAGCGCGCCGTGCGCACCGCCCGCGAGCTGAAGGCCGCCCACGGTGCACAGGAGGCCGGCCTGCAGCGGCTGCGCGGCCGTCTGGAGACGGCCGGGATCAGTACGCGTGAGCTGGTCACGCACGAGCGCCGCCTGCGTAGCGAGATCGAGAGCACCAACACCGCCATGCGCGCCCAGCAGCAGCGCCTGGCGGCGATCGACACCGCGCAACGTCGCAGCGCCCGGATGCAGAGCGCCGGCCTGCAGGCAAGTGCCTACGGCGCCGGCATGGCCTTTGCCGGGCAGCGCGCCCTGCGCGCCTCGGCACTGCCGATCAGCGATGCGATGGCGTTCGAGTCGGCCATGGCCGATGTGCGCAAGGTCGTGGACTTCAAGACGCCGCAGCAATTCGCGCAGATGGGACGCGATGTCGAGAACCTCTCGATGCGCCTGCCCATGCTGCCGGCCGAGATCGCCAAGATCGTGGCGGCTGCCGGCCAGGCCGCCATCCCGCGCCAGGAGCTGGTCCACTTCGCCGAGGACGCGGCCAAGATGGGCGTGGCCTTCGACAGCAGCGCCGAGGAAGCCGGCCAGACCATGGCCACCTGGCGCACCGCCTTCCGCATGGGCCAGGCCGAGGTGGTCGTGCTGGCCGACAAGATCAACTATCTCGGCAACACGGGGCCGGCCAGCGTCAACAAGATCAGCGCCGTGGTGAACCGCATCGGCGCCCTGGGCGAGGTCGCCGGCCTGCAGAGCGGACCACTGGCCGCCCTGGGCGCCACGGTCGCCGGCATGGGTATTGAGTCGGAAGTCTCGGCAACCGGCATCAAGAACATGCTGCTCACCCTGGCCTCGGGCGAGTCGGCCACCAAGAGCCAGCACGAGGCCTTCGACAAGCTGGGCATCAAAGCCACGGCCATGGCCCAAGTGATGCAGACCGATGCCAGCGGGGCGATCATGTCCGTGCTGCAGAAGCTGCGCGCACTGCCCAAGGCCGAGCAGGCCGCGACCATGACACAGCTGTTCGGGCGCGAGTCTATCGGCGCGATTGCACCACTGCTGACCAATCTGGAGCTGCTGCAGGGCAACTTCGCCAAAGTCGCCGATGCGCAGCGCTACGGCGGCTCGATGTCGGCCGAGTACGCCTCGCGGGTGGCCACCTCGGCCAACTCGCTGCAGCTGCTGAAAAACACCGCCGTGGTGGTGTCCCAGTCGATTGGCCAGACCCTGCTGCCGCAGTTCAAGGCGCTGACCGAGCGCACGGCTGCGGTGGTCGGCCAGGTCACGACATGGATCCGCGCCAATCCGGTGCTGGTGGGTGCGATCGCCAAGACGGCGATCGCTGGCGCCGCGCTGGTCACAATCCTGGGCGGCCTGCTGGTGGCCGGCGGCGTGGCCGCGATGGCCTTCTCGCAGATCCACGGCGCCGTGGCGCTGCTGTCGGGCGGCGGCGGCTTTGGCGCGCTGCTGCGCCAAGGGCTGGCGTTCGGTGGCCGCGTGCTGCCGATGCTGGCCAACGGCGCGCGCCTGCTGCTGCCGCTGCTCGGAGGCGTCAGTCTGCCGGTGCTGGCGATTGGCGCGGCCGTCGCGGCCGTAGCGCTGCTGGTGTGGAAGTACTGGGGCCCCATCAAGGCCTTCGCCATCGGCGTGTGGCAAGGCATCGTCGATGTGGCCGCGCCGGTGCTGGCCGAACTGCAGGCCGCGCTCGCACCGCTGGGCCCGGTGTGGGACATGCTGGCCAGCGCGATGGGCCAGGCCTGGGCGTGGGTCAAGCAGCTGCTGACGCCGTTCGAGGCGACCACAGCGCAGTTGCACGGTGCAACGCAGGCCGGGCGTGGCTTCGGGCAGATCATCGGTGCGGTGCTGGTCAGCCAGCTGCAGCTGGCGGTGAAAGCGATCGGTTGGCTCGTCCAGGCGTTTGTGTTCGTGTTGCCGGTAATCAAGCAGATCCTCGGTGGCGTGTGGCAAACCGTCCAGGGCACGTGGTCGCTGATCGTGGGCGTGTTCACAGGCAACGGCGATCGCATCCGCCAGGGGCTGCTGCAGCTGTGGGCGGGCATCAACCTGCAGTTGGCCAACTGGCCGGCCCGGATGCTGCAGGCCGGCGCCGACATGATCAACGGCCTTGTCCAGGGCATCCGCTCCAAGCTCGGCGCGGCCAGCAGCGCGATCGCCAGTGTCGGTACCGGTGTGGTCGACCGCTTCAAGGGCCTATTGGGTATCCACAGTCCCTCGCGCGTCTTCGCCCAGCTGGGCGACTTCACCATGCAGGGCCTCACCGTGGGCCTGCAGCGTGGCCAGGGCGCGCCCGTGCAAGCGGTGACGGCGCTCGGTGACCGCATGCGCGCCGTGGGCGCCGGTCTGGCCTTGGCGACGGCCACAGCGCCGGTGGCGGCGATCGACAGCCGCGCGCCGCTGTCGGCCCCTACGCGCGCCGCCAGCGCGCCTGCAGGCGGCAACAGCTACGTCATCCACGTCCACGCCGCACCGGGCATGGATGCGGCCGCACTGGCGCGCGAAGTCGCCCGCCAACTTGAAGAGCGTGATCGGCGCACGGCGGCCACCCGCCGCTCCAGCCTGCGCGACGACTGAGGATCCACCCCGATGATGATGTCCTACGGCACGTTCGTGTTTGCCCTCGATAGCGCCGCCTATCTGCAGCTGCAGCGGCAGATGAGCTGGCGCCACGCCACCACTGAGCGCGTCGGCGCGCGCGCGGCCAGCCAATTCCTGGGCCCTGGCGATGAGACCATAGAGCTGTCCGGGTTGATTGCGCCGGACCTCACCGGCACACGCGGATCGTTGACCACGCTGCGCAGGCTGGCAGCGGCCGGCGAGCCGCTGCCGCTGGTGGATGGCACGGGCTGGGTCTATGGCGCTTATCTGCTGCTCACCGTCAACGAGACGGCGTCGCTGTTTTTCCCAAACGGCACGCCGCGCCGCATCGAGTTCCAACTGAGCCTGCGCCGCGCCGACTACTTTCCGCCGGAGGCGATCGTCGCATGAGCTACCCGATTCCGCAGTGGCGCGTAGTGCTCGATGGCACCGACCTCACCGAACGTATCGCGCCGCGCCTGCGCGATCTCACCCTCACCGAATGCCGGGGCGGCGATGCAGACCAACTAGACCTGAGCATCCACGACCACGACGGCAAGATGGCGCTGCCCAAACGCGGGGTGCGCCTGGCCGTCGCGCTGGGCTGGAAAGCCACCGGCCTGGTCGACAAAGGCAGCTTCCTCGTTGACGAAGTGGAGTACAGCGGCGCGCCCGACATCATCACCGTCCGTGCGCGCAGCGCAGACCTCACGGCCGGCATGCGCACGCGGCGCGAACGCAGCTGGCACGACACCACGCTGAGCGCTGTACTCAAAGCACTCGCGGGCGAGCACGGGCTGACACCGCGCGTGGCTGATGCGCTGGCAGGCATCACGCTGCCGCACCTCGACCAGGCCAACGAGAGCGACGTGAACCTGCTCACGCGCCTCGGGCAACGCTTCAATGCCGTGGCATCGGTCAAGGCCGGAGCGCTGCTGTTTGCGCCGATCGGCGCAGGCACCACGGCAACCGGCAAGCCGCTGCCCACGGGCACTCTGACGCGCCGCGACGGCGACCAACACCGCTACTCGGTGGCCGACCGCGATGCCTACACCGGCGTGCGCGCGTACTGGATGGACAAGGCCAAGGTGAAGCGGCAATCGGTGCTGGTGGGTACGGACGACAATGCAAAGCAGTTGCGCGAGTCGTATGCGGACCAAGCCACGGCGCGCCAGCATGCACACGCGGAGCTGGAGCGGGTCAAGCGCGGTCTGGCGAAGTTTGAGTGCACCCTGGCGCTCGGACGGGCGGATCTGTTTCCAGAGCAACGCATCAAGGTGAGCGGCTTCAAACCGGAGATCGATGGGCAATCGTGGCTGATTGCAAGAACCACCCACACGGTCAGTGGTTCCGGCGGCTTCACCACCGCTCTCGAATTGGAAGCTGCCACGTAGGCGCTCGCACCCGGGCCGCTTACCCGGTGGCGGCTTGCCGGACATGACACATCAACAGCGAGCCATTACTCAGCACCCGATACAGTCCTAGCTCGCTTTGGGCATGTGCAACAGCCTGCGCATACGTGGAGTACCCTGACGCTGATAGCTGGTGCCGGCGCAGTGTCAGGCCACCACTTTTTGATACCAGAATTTCCGGCAAGAACATCACGCCAGCCGTCGTGGCATGCGCGGTCAATACGTAATCGCCAACCTGTCGAATCATGCAGGCATCCATGCGTCGTTGCGTCGATGTGCGCGCATTCTAAGGTAGCGCACGCTCCCGCGCATTGGCGCATCCCTTACAGCATCTGCGGGAATTTCCTGATAGCCGGTTAGATGCGGCTGACGTAGTTTGCATCGTGGATGTCAGGTCATCTCGCGCTGCCAGGACGGTGGCGACTGGATCGCATGGAGCAACGCGCCGACACCTCGAAAGCCGCCGGCACACACCGGCGGCTTTTTCTTTGACGCCAGTTTCGGTTTGCGCTTCAGAAGCTAAACGTCCGACACGGGTCGCCGATAACGCTCTCTTTTGCGAGGACCAGCTGTCCTATCTGGACCTTGATCACGACTTCTTTTTTTTCCGACCGCCCATGTTGATCTGCATATGTCGCTGATCTAAGGGGCCGTTGTTGGAGATCACCGGACCCACTGTGCTGTTGTTGAAGTTCAACGTCGGCGCTGCGCTCGGCACGCTCGGCGATGCACCTGCTTTCAATCCTAATGCCGCGAGTGCAACGCTGCGCGCACTGGCTGACGCAGTCCTGAGCGCTGACAGAACCCGTGCGTCTTCAGGATCCATCTGGGCGTGGTGTCCAGACAGCACATACATGACATCCACACCGCGATCCAGAGCGGCCAGCAGATACGCTCCGCCCGGCAGGTTGATGTCTTTCTCGAAATTCATCTGCGCATAGCGCGTGACACCCAGTTGGGTCGCCAGCTCGTCTTGCGTCAGGTCGAGCCGCTTACGCTCATCCTTCAGGCGCTTCCCGACAGTCATACAGGCATTTCCTTACTTGACAATGTTGAGTTAAGTCCACAGAATTCCCAAAAGTAAACGGAACCGCCACATGTCCCGTAAGAGCCAAATGCAGCAGTTCACGCCTCGCAGCCCACAACAGGCGCGACAGTGGCTTGAAGCGAACGGCATGACGGTCTCGGCATTCGCACGACAGCACGGTGTGGATCGGTCAGTCGTTCATGACCTGCTCCGCGGCCGATCTCAGGGCAAATACGGCGAGTCGCACAAGGCGGCAGTCGCATTGGGGCTCAAGGCACCACCCAATAGTGCCACACAAATCCCAACCGCCAAGAGTTCTAAGGGGTGAGCATGCTCGGCAGGAAGAAGGTGGTTTTCAGCTGTGAGTCGTGCGGCAGCAGGCTGATCAAGCGCACTAGCTCGCTGGCGCACAAGTACCTGCGGCACGATTCGTATGTCTGCGAAAACCCGATGTGTGGCGCGACATACACCGGCCACTCGGAGCTCACCGGTATCGCCAGTCCGAGCGGCGTGCCGACCGCACACAGTGAGCTGCCGCCCACACCCGCATTTGAACGCGCCCTGGCGCTCCAGGCTTACCGCGAGTCGCTCGGCGATCGCCAGCTGGATCTGATCACCACCGGCGGGGAGCCGGTCTTCCCGCTCATCTGAGGCATTCCTATGCGAAACACCCTTGATTGGGCGGCACTGCCGCCCACGGCGAAGCTTTGCCTGCAGGTTGCACTCCTGCACGGCGGTCTGATGCACACCGAATGCGGGTACATCGGCCGCAATGCGCCCGCAGACACGCAGCAGCGTTTCGGTGCCGTGGTCGTCGCCCAGCTCATGCAGCAGGGCCTGGCCACTGCGGATTGCGGCGATGAGCGCCAGGTCGCACTGACCAACTCGGCCCTGGTGTTGTTCCACGCCAATGCGTCGGCCGGGGTGAACGCATGAGAGCGCCCTGTGATTGGTTCAGCGCGCAGGAGCCGCGCTTTGTCGATGCCGCCGCCCATGCGCCGCAGCGGGTGCGCCCGTCTGCCAAGCACGCCGAGGCACACGCCCTGGCTGCTGCTGTCGAGGCTCATCGCGTGGCGGGCGGCACCTACGTCGTACTCGACGGTACCCCGGCTGTGCCTGCGCCCCGGCGCCGGCCGGGCGCGTAAGGACTCCCATGCAAGAGGATCTGCGGCAACAGGTGCTGACCCGTCTGGAACGGGACTACGGGCTCAAGCACCGTAGCGGCACGCACTACATGCGCGGCGGCAAGTGCCCGTCCTGCAGCAAGAAGGAGCTCTACACCCACCACCTCAAACCGTGGGTAGTGAAGTGCGGCCGGCAATCCAAGTGCGGCCGCGAGCTGCACGTCAAAGACCTCTACGATGACCTGTTCGACGACTGGTCCAAGCGGTTCCAGCCGACACCGACCGCGCCCAACGCGGCAGCAGACGCATATCTGGAGTTTGCGCGCGGCTTCGACCTGGCGCCCCTCAAAGGCCTCTACACCCAGGACAGCCACTACGATCGGAAGATCGGCGCCGGCACGGCCACGGTGCGCTTTGCCCTGGTGAAGGGCGGTTGGTGGGAGCGGCTGATCGATCGCCCGCACCGGTTTGGCAAGCAGAAGGCCCGATTCGCCCCAGGCCAGAGCTATGCCGGCATGTGGTGGGCCGCGCCGGCCGCCATGACCGCCATGCAGACCGCGCGCGAAGTGTGGATCGTGGAGGGCATCTTCGATGCCATCGCACTTCTGCAGCACGGCATCTGCGCGGTGTCGGCGATGTCATCCAACGCCTATCCGGAAGACTCGCTGCGCGAGTTGGCCAAGGCACGCGCCGCCGACCTGCCCACGCTCGTCTGGGGACTGGACAACGAGCCAGGCGCGCACGGCTACACGCACCGCCACATCAAGCGCGCAGCGGCGCTGGGCTTCAAGTCGCAAGCAGCGCAGATCGTCCAGCGCGACGGCAAGAAGACCGACTGGAACGACCTGCACCTGCGTGCCCTGGCATCCGAGGATGCCGAGCAATGGAACAACGACCTCACCGAGGCGCGCTACCAGGGCGACTTGCTGACCGCCCGATCGGCCGTGGACAAGGGCCTGCTGATGTTCGAACACGACGGCCGCTCCGAGTTCTGGCTGGAATTCGGCTCGCGCCTGTTCTGGTTCGACTTCGACGTGCAGCGCTTCGAGAAGTTGCGCCGCGAGAAGCTCGGCGACCACGACACGGACGGCGATGACGAACTGGAAGCGGAGGATCTGCGCAAGCTCAAGCGTGCCGCCTGTGCAGTCCAGCGCATCGCCGGCTGCTACCCGCAGGCGCTGTACTTCCAGCGCCACGAAGTAACCGACGAGAGCTGGTACTACTTCCGCGTCGACTTTCCGGACGACAAGCCCAGCGTCAAAGGCACCTTCACCGGTGGCCACGTCGCAAGCGCCTCCGAGTTCAAGAAGCGCCTCATCTCGTTGGCGCCTGGCGCACTGTTCACCGGTAGCGGCCACCAGCTGGATCGGCTGATCGAGGAACAGACCGAGACCATCAAGACCGTGGAGGCCATCGACTTCGTGGGCTACAGCAAGGACCACCATGCCTATCTGCTAGGCGATATCGCCGTGCGCGATGGCGAGCTGGTGGCTGCTAATGAAGAGGACTATTTCGAGTTCGACAAACTGCGGCTCAAGACCACGCAGAAGTCGATCCGGCTGGACATCCAGCGCGACGCAGAGGCGTTCCGTACGGACTGGCTGCCCTGGCTGTGGCTGTGTTTCGGCACGCATGGCATGGTGGCGCTCACGTTCTGGTTTGGCTCGCTGTTCGCTGAGCAGATCCGCGCTGCGCACAAGAGCTTCCCGTTCCTCGAAGCGACCGGCGAAGCGGGCGCGGGTAAGACCACGCTCCTGACCTTCCTGTGGAAGCTGCTGGCCAGGTCCGACTATGAGGGCTTCGACCCGGCCAAGTCGTCCAAGGCCGGCCGCGCGCGCGCCATGGGCCAGGTATCCGGCATGCCCGTCGTGCTGCTGGAAGCCGATCGCAGTGAGCCGGACAAGGCGCATGCCAAGACGTTCGAGTGGGACGAGCTCAAGGACTTCTTCGGCGGCGGCACCCTGGCGACACGCGGCGTGCGCAACGGCGGCAACGAGACCTACGAACCACCATTCCGCGGCACGATTGTGATCAGCCAGAACGCCGCTGTAGACGCCTCCGAGGCGATCCTGACCCGCATCGTCAAGCTGCACTTCAAGCGGCCGAACGTCACAACGGAAAGTCGCATCGCGGCCGACAACCTCAACGCCCTGCAGGTCGAAGAGCTGAGTTACTTCTTGGTGCGTGCGGTGCGCCAGGAGCGCGCCATCCTGGACCTGTTCGCCGAACGGGTGAAGATGTTCGAGGGCAAGCTGCGCGCGCAGCCGGAGCTGCGCCTGGAGCGCGTCATCAAGAACCACGCGCAGATGCTGGCGCTGTTCGACTGCCTGCGGCTTGTTCTCACCATCTCCGACGAGATGGTCGAGAAAACGCGCCTGGCGTTGCTGGACATGGCCCTGGAGCGTCAGAAGGCGATCAGCGCCGACCACGCGCTGGTGAACGAGTTCTGGGAGGTCTACGAGTACCTCGAGGCGACCGGCCACGGGAAAGCCGTGGTCAACCACAGCCGCGACGCGCAGCGTATCGCCATCAACCTCAACCACTTCGCCGCACGCGCGGCGCAGTTCAGCCAGGGCGTGCCGGATCTGAAGGTGCTGCGGGCGCTACTGAGCGACTCGCGCCGGCACAAGTTCATCGGCGCCAATGTGGCCGTCAACAGCGCGATCCTCAAGGACGAACTGACCGGCGCGGGCACTACCGTCAAATGCTGGGTGTTCACGAAATGACTGGATCCGCACTGCGCGTTGCCAACCTGCAGGTCCGGCGCGATGCCGCTGGCCGTTACTGCCTCAACGATCTGCACCAAGCGGCAGGTGGACGGGAACGCCACAGTCCCAACCGCTTCACACGGACCAACACATTCCAGCTGCTGGTCACTGAGCTAACGCCAGAAATGGCGTTTGCCCCCGTCGATTCGATCCGGGGCGGCATCGCGCCGGGTACCTACGTCGCCAAAGAGATGGTTTACGCCTACGCGATGTGGATCTCGCCACGCTTCCACATCGAGGTCATCCGCGCTTATGACGCCCTGGTAGGCGCTGATCCGGGCAGCAAGGTCCGCGTGCCGGCTGCTGATGCAGCGCTTCATCGAGCTCGCATGCAAGCGGTCACCCAGCTTTACCGCGCCAGCCACCCGGCCGAGCAGCTGGCCCTGCATGCGCAGGCTACGCAGCTTTCTCTGGCACTGGATCTGCCACGGCCCGAGCTGCCTGCAGCGGCGGTGGCACTGCAGAGCAGCCAGAAAACACTGGCAACGTTCTGGCTGGCAGTCGATACAGCCCTGGCCGCCGGCCAGTTGCACAACCATGCGCGCCGCGCAGATGTGTTGGCGCTCAACCTGCCCCAGGTCCGGCAATGCGCTGGCCGGCGCGGCATCACGTTGCCCGAGTCCACCGCACTCACGGGCGCGCTACGTGCCTGCGCGCGGCTGCTACACGTCAATCGTGCTTATAACAGCCCGGCTACGGGACGGGCGATCAAGTGCTGGGTGTTCGCGAAATGAGCGCTCTGGCCCATGTTGGAAATTTTAGGAATTTTTCGTTGACAGCGCGCCAGGGACGGAGCAACTATTACCGCGTCACCGCACAATCGGCGACCGGGATTGGCGTCCCGAATCCACACGGCGCAACGGCGCCCATCGAACGATGCATGGCGCTTTTTTCTCGCCTGACATTCGCTCGGGCGCGTGCCTGCCAGTTCTATGGCGGGCGGTGCGAGGGGGCCGCGAGGCCCGCCGGTTCCGTGTGTCCGGTACGCCAACCCGCATCGTCCGCCACCCCGATTGGCGTCGGGGCGGCGGATTCCAATCAACACACGGAGTTCCGCATGTCCTACGACGCCCAAGAAGCGCCGGCCGCTGCCGCGCGCCAGATCGCCCACTATTTCGGCCTGATCGCCAACACCCTCGACTGGAACCACACCGCCTGGCTTGCCCTGCAGGCGAAGCTGCAGGCCAGCGGCAAGACGCCTGAAGCGCTGACCCTAGCCGACGTTGCTGCGGCCATTGCAACGATCAACGCCGAGCAGGCCGAGGTGCGCCAATGAGCCGCCGCGCCCTGATTGTTAGCGCCGATGTAAAACTGACCCACAGCGCCGAAGTAAAAGTGACCCACCTGGGCCACGATGGTGGCCTTTTGAAGGCTGCT